ACTGTCTTTTTTCTCCCCCCGAGGCACCCCCCGGTGCCGTCAGGCGGCGCGAGAGCGGCCCTCTGAGCGCCGTTCGCCCCCGTCCGCGTGTGATTACGTCACCCCACCGTCCGAGAGGCTCACAATGGCGCGTAGAGCAGCCCCGAATCTTGTGACGAGCGTGAAGCGTTCCGTCAAGGCGATGCACTGGCTCACCGACACCGACAAGGCCGCCGTCGACCTCGCCGTCCGTTACGCGGTCGTCATCGAGGACGTCGCCGACGCCGGCGATGATGCTGCGGCGCGTGTGCTGTCGCAGTTGGGTCCGCAGTTGCTGGCGGCGTTGAAGTCGCTCGGCGGCACCCCGGCTGACCGGAAGGCGATCGGCGCCGAGCCGCAGATCAAGTCGCGGCTGGCCGAGATCCGAGCGTTACGGTCGTCGTAATGGCGACGGCCACGGTCGTCGGCTGCACGACGCCACGGTTGTGGACGCCGCCGCTGCGCGAGTTGACGCCGACCACGTCGGCGGGGTTCCAGGCGATCAGGTTCGCCGAGGACGTCGTCGGGATCAAGTTGTTGCCGTGGCAGCGGTGGCTGTTCGAGCACATGCTGGAGTTGACCGACGACGGCGCGTTCCGCTTCCGCACGGTTCTCATTCAGGTCGCTAGGCAAAATGGGAAATCGACGTTCGCTCAGATCCTTAGCCTTTGGCGCATTTATGCGGACAGGTCACCCTTGGTGATCGGTACGGCGCAGTCGCTGGACGTGGCCGAGGAGGTGTGGACGGGCGCGGTCGACATGGCCGAGGCGTGTCCTGAGTTGGCCGCGGAGATCGCGGCGGTGGATCGCACGAACGGCAAGAAGGCGTTGCGGTTGACGACCGGCGAACGCTACAAGGTCGCGGCGGCGTCGCGGCGTGGCGGTCGTGGTCTGTCCGGCGACCTCGTGCTGCTCGACGAGATCCGCGAGCATCAGTCGTGGGACGCGTGGGCGGCGGTGACAAAGACGACGATGGCGCGGCCCCGGCCGCAGATTGTCGCCTTGTCGAACGCCGGCGACGACGTGTCGGTGGTGTTGAACCACCTGCGTGACCTCGGCCTGGAGACGGTCGACGGTGGCGGCGATCCGAGTGTCGGCATCTTCGAGTGGTCGGCGCCGGAGGGCTGCGACCTGGATGATCCTGACGCGTGGGCGCAGGCGAATCCGTCGTTGGGGTTCACGATCACCGACGACGCGATCCGCAGTGCCCGTGCGACCGACCCTGAGTGGATCTTCCGCACCGAGGTGCTGTGCCAGCGGGTGGCGCGCCGTGACCCGGCGGTCATCCCTGCGGGTCGTTGGGCGGGCAATGTCACCGGCGGCAGCATCGTCGGCGATGTGACGGTGTTCGTGGACGTGACGATCGACCGCGCCTCGAGCGTGATCGCGGTGTGCGGTGCGGACGCCGACGGGGTGCCGCAGGTGGAGTTGGCGCGCATGGACGACGGCACCGACTGGGTGCTGCCGAAGGTGTCGGAGATGCTGTCCGAGCATCGGGTGCTGGCGCTCGGCGCGAGGTCGGCGGGTCCGGTGGCGTCGCTGCTGCCGGAGTTGCGGTCTGTCGCCGATGACGCGTCGGTGCCGTTCCACAAGGTCGGCAGCGGTGAATTCAGCGGTCAATGCGGCGGCTTCTGGGATGCGGCGATGACCGGGCAACTGCGCCACCGTGACGATGCCCGACTCAATGCGGCGCTGGTCGCGGCGAAGCGCCACCGCGTGGTCGACGGTTGGAGTTGGGAAAGGCTCGACGTGGACACCGATGCGGCGCCGCTGGTGGCCGCTACGGGTGCGCTGGCGTTGGCGTCGCAGTACCGCAACGCCGCCGCCTACGACCCCCTATCAAACATCTGGTGAGGAGACACCGTGAAGTATGTTCCGGGCATCCTCGGGGCCGCCTTTGTTGTTGCGGGCGTTGCTTTCATCTTCTGGCCGGCGGCGTTGATCGTCGCCGGTGGCTTTCTGCTGGCCGTCGATAGGCGGGTCGGCTGATGGGCGTGTTCTTCGGTCGGCGTGACGCCGAGCCGCAGCAGCGCGCGTTGACGCTGCCGTTCGAGTTGTCGGCGTTGAACCCTGGCGCGACGATCCCGAACTATGCGACGGTCGACGCGAATGGCGACAACGCGTTGCGGTCGATCGCGGTGGGCGCGGCGGTGGATCTGATCTGTTCGTTGGCGTCGGAGTTGCCGCTTGAGGTGTTCCGCGGCGAGGGCTCGGAGCGTGTCAAGTTGCCGACGCCGTCGAACTTGCAAGACCCCGGCGCGAACGGTCAAGGCCTGGAGGACTGGGTCTACTCGCTTATCAACTCGTGGCTGTACCGCGGCAACGCGTACGGCGAGATCGTCGAGTGGGACAGCCGCACGGCGAACCCTCGGCGGGTGGCGTTGTTCCATCCCGATCAGGTGCGGGCGACGCTGGTCGACGGTCAGATCCAGTGGTGGGTCAACTCGCAGCCGTGGGACGAGCCTGCGCGGTTCGTGCACCGTCGTGTCAACCCGGTGCCGGGGCGTCTGTTGGGCGCGTCGGTGATCGAGCGTCACGCGATGCAGATCGGCACGTCGTTGGCGGCGGCGCAGTTCGGCGCGCAGTGGTTCGCCGATGGGGCGCACCCGTCGGGGCTGCTGGTCAACCAGTCGGACATCACGAAGGAGCAGGCCGAGACTGTGAAGTCGCGGTGGACGTCGGTGTTCAACGGCACCCGCGAACCGGCCGTGTTGGGCAAGGGCTGGGAGTGGACGCCGTTGCAGGTGTCGCCGAACGAGTCGCAGTTCTTGGAGACGCAGCGGTTCACCGAGGCGCAGTGCGCCCGCATGTTCGGCCCTGCCGTCGCCGAAACGCTCGGCTACGAGACCGGCGGTTCGATGACCTACGCGAACGTGGTCGACCGCCGCAGTGATCTGCTCACGTTCAGCCTCAACAAGTGGCTGACCCGCGCCGAGCGGCTGCTGTCGCAGTTGCTGCCGTCGCCGCAGTATGTCCGGTTCAACCGGGACGCGCTGCTCCAGTCGACGACGCTGGCCCGCTACGAGGCGCACAAGTCCGCGCTTGAGAACCGCTGGCGCACCGTCAACGAGATCCGCGACATCGAGGATCTGCCACCCGTGGAGTGGGGCGATGCCCCCAACGAGAAGTCACAGCCCCAACCAGGGAGTACGCAAGCATGAGTAACCTGATCCGCGACTTCGTCGCCGACATCGAGATCCGATCCGATGGCAGCGGTCGCACCGTCCACGGCATCCTCGTCCCCTACAACACGGTGGCGCGGGTGTCCGACGGCGGCCCGTCGTACGAGGAGATGTTCGCGCCGGGTGCGTTCCAGCGTGACATCGAGGCCCGCAACGGCGACTTCCGCGGCGTCAAGTTCCTGTACCAGCACAACCACGACGAGCCGATCGGCCGCGCGGTGGAGTTGCGCGACGACGCCGCCGGCCTGTTCGGTGCGTTCCGCGTGGCAAAGACCGCCAAGGGCGACGAGGTGCTGGAACTGCTGCGCGAGGGCGTGCTCGACTCGTTCTCGATCGGCTTCCGCCCGATCGACCCCGCACCCGGCGACCCGATCAAGGTCGGCGAGCCGGTGGTGCGTACAAAGGCCGGACTGCGTGAGACATCCGTGGTCACCTTCCCCGCCTATGCGGGCGCCCTGGTCGCAGGCGTGCGTGCGATCGAACCCGAAGACCTCCACGGCGACCTCGTCGTCGTGGCCGAGGCTGACACCACCGAGCCCGACGGGGTTCGCACGGATCAGCCCACCCCCGACCCGGACCCGGCCCCTGCGCCACTCCACTCGGGATTGTCGCCGGCGCAAAGGCGCACGGTGATTCTCACCAACACCCTCCTGAAAGGAGATCGTCGATGAAGAACATCGACATCCTGCGGGCGCGGGCCGAGGAGATCGAGGCCGAGTTCCGCAGCATTGACAGTGAGGCGGGCGAACGCTCCCTCAACGATGAAGAGCAGGTCCGCTGGGACGCGCTCGACGCCGAACTGAAGCAGGTCCGCGAGGACATCGCCGAGGTCGAGGCCGAGCAGGAGCGCGCGCAGCGCGTCGCCGAGTCCCGCGCCAAGTGGGGCAGCCTTCAGGTGTCGAGCCGGGTCAGCCCGTTCGACAACTTGGAGCAGGTGCGTCACGCCTCCGACGAGGACTTGCAGGCGCGTGCGCTGACCGCGGTGGAGGAGACCTCCTACCGTGGCCCGTTCCACGTCCGCGACGAGCACCGCGAGAACGCCACCCGCATGATCGAGAGCATCCCCGGCGCTGCGCGTATGGCGCTCGCCTACGGGTCGCCCGCGTACATGTCGGCGTTCCGCACCTACCTCGCCAGCGGTGGCGCCCCGGTGTACTCCGCTGAGGAGGCCGCTGCGGTTCGTGCCAGCATGTCGCTGACCAGCGCCAACGGTGGCTACGCGCTGCCGTTCCTGCTCGACCCGACGCTGATCCACACCGGCGACGCCACGAAGAACCCGATCCGTCAGATCGCTCGGGTTGTGACCGGCACGCAGGACAAGTGGAACGGCGTGACCGTGTCCAACGTGACCACCGCGTGGAAGGCTGAAGGGTCGGCATTCACCGACGGCAGCCCCACCACCGGCGGCGTGACGGTGGACGCAGCGATGCTGACCGCGTACGTCACCGCGTCGTTCGAAATCTTCCAAGACTCGAACCTCCAGGCGCAGCTCCCCGGCCTGATCGCCGAGAGCATCGACTTCGCGGAGTCGGCGGCGTTCGTCACCGGCAGCGGTTCCAACGCCCCGAAGGGCGTCATCACCGCGGTGTCCGGCACTGCCGGTTCGCTGGTGACCTGCACCACCCGTGGCACCTTCTCCAGCGCGTCGATCGCCGACACGCTGGCGCTGGTCAACGCGCTGCCCGTCCGCTACGAGGACAGCAGCACCTGGGTGATGAACAAGGCCACCTACCGCACGATCGAGCAGCAGATGGTCGGCACCGGCGCCGTGAAGGCGATCGAGATGACCAACGGTTCCACGCTGCTCGACCTGCCGGTGAAGCGTTCCTCGACGATGGTGTCCGCCACCACGTCGGGCAACATCCTCGCCGTGCTGGGTGACTTCTCCCAGTACATCGTCTACGACCGGCTCGGTGTGAACGTCGAGTTCATCCCGAACGTGGTGGACGGCTCGGGTATCCCGACCGGCCAGCGCGGGCTGGTCGCCTACAAGCGGGTCGGCGGTGACGTCTCCGACGTGAACGCCTTCCGTCTGCTGAAGGCCTGACGGCTGGCGGTCTAAGCAACCGCCACGGCGGCCCCGGTGTTACCCTCTCGGCGCCGGGGCCGCCACCTTCACCACCTGCCACCGAGAGTGCAACCGAGAGGACAGTCATGGGTCAGGCTCGCCGCGCCCGCGAGGCGGCACGCAAGACCGTCGCCATCGCCTACATCCACCCCGGCCAGGTGTCGTCGTACTTCACCGAGTCGCTGCTGGCGACGGTGTTCTACGACTTCGCGCAGGAGGCGATGGGCAACCGTCCACGCCGGATTGCCAACGTCTACCAGGAGTGGTCGAGCGCGAACGTGTCCGAGGCGCGCAACTCGGTGACGAAGCGGTTCCTCGAGCGCAACGACGCCGACTGGCTGCTGTGGATCGACTCTGACATGCAGTGGTCGCCGCCGGCGGTCGACGTGCTGCTCGATGCGGCCGATCCGAATGAGCGGCCGGTGGTCGGCGGTCTGTGCTTCGGGATGAGCATGGGCGAGTTGTTCCCGACGATCTACCAGTTCGCGCAGATCGACGGGCAGTTGACGACGATGCGTATCCGCGACTATGAGCGTGACGCGCTGGTGCAGTGCGCGGCGACGGGGGCGGCGTTCCTGCTGATTCACCGCAAGGTGTTGCAGCAGATGGCCGAGAAGAACTTCAACGAGGCGTTCCCGTTCTTTCAGGAGACGCAGAACGGCGACAAGCCGGTCGGTGAGGATCTGACGTTCTGCCTTCGGGTGGCCGCGCTCGGATATCCCCTCTACGTTCACACCGGCGTTCGCGTCGGTCATCACAAGTCGAACCTGCTGACCGAGGACATGTTCTTGGCGCAGCAACCACCGAAGGAGGCCGGCGATGCCGATTCCCGTTGAGTGCGGCCTGCTGACGGTCACCGATCTGGAGACGCACCTGCACCGCGCCATCGCGGTCAAGGACGACGACTCGGCGCAGGCGGCGGTCGACTTCGCGGTGGCGTTGGTCGGCGATGTGGTCGGCTTCGACGTGACCGGCGACGACTACGACGTCACCGACGCCGACGTGCTGATCGTGAAGGCGATTGCGGTGCGGATCGCGGCGCAGTGGTTCACGAACCCCGAGGACCGTGCCAGTTACAGCGGCCCCGAGGGCATGTCGTACACGGCGAGTCCGCAGATGCTGTCGAAGATCATGTCGGAGGCCGACCGTCGCACGCTGGTCAGCGTTCAGATGCGGTACGCGCCAGGGTTCGCCTGATGGCGATCAACACGCCGTCGTTCACGCTTCAGACGAAACGCGGCACGCGCAACACGATCGTCCGCGGCATGGACGACGTGATCGACCGCTTCGAGGAGATCGCCAACGCCGCCTCGGACATCGGCCCCGCGTGGAACGACATGGGCGTCATCTTCCAGAAGCGCCAGGAGACGGTGTTCAACACCTACAACGCGGGCAAGTGGCTGCCGATGGCGCCGTCCACGTTGAAGGAGCACGCGTCGCCGCTGGTGCAGACCGGCATCATGCGCGAGGGCGTGAACCAGCGCCGGCCGATCTGGTCGAGCAAGCAGGGCGCCGCGTTCGGTGCGCCGAAGGTCGACCGTCGCGTGATGAACGTCGCTGTGCTGAACACGGTCGGCCACAAGCGCGGCACGAAGCAGGTGCCGGAGCGTGTCGTCGTTCCGCGTCTGACTGCCAAGGAGAAGCGAGAGATGCTCGGCATTCTGCGGGAGCACATCATGAGCGCGATGAACGGCGACTGATGAAGGGTCACGAGTACATCCGCGAGGCGATCCGCACCTATCTTGAGGCCGAGGTGCCGACGCGTTTGCAGGCGCACCTGACGGCGAACGGGTTGACGTCGCCGACGGTGGCGGATCTCCGGTTCTACCTGGCCGACGGCTTGCAGGACATCGTCGACTTCCCGGCGGTGATCGTGCGGTCGACCGACTCCGAGGACGATCTGCGGACGGCCGACGGCGCGTGGCGGATCTCCTACGACATCGAGGTCATCGTCGCCTGCGAGCACCGCGTGCACGGCGATGGGGAGGCGGCGTCGAAGGATCGTGACCGGGTGCTGCTGGCTGTGCGCGAGTGCATCTACAGCGTCGCCGGTCTGACCGAGGACATCGACATCGCGCCGCGCAAGCGTCCCGAGCAGACGGGTGCGGCGATGGAGACGCGCGCCGGTGTGCCGTTGGCGGCGGGCACGTTGCGGTTCCGCGCGTCGGTGCTGGAGACGCTGACCGACCTCGACCCGCCGGAGGACGTCGACAACGTCGACCTGTCTGTGGGCGCGTATGACGCCGACGACACCTTGCCTGAGTAATCACACACGACCGCCGCGAAAGTCGCTGTGCGTTGATCCTCGACCGTTCTAGCCCACATCTAGGAGTTCCCTTGTCCCGCATCACCGTGATCGTGCCGTCCGGCACGCCCGAACCCGTGCCGGCGGCCGAGCCGGTCACGAAGCCGCGCACCACCAAGAAGGAGAACAGCGATGGCTGATCGCATCACAGTTACGACCGGCACGGTGGCCGGCGTGCAGTCCCCGGCGGGGCCGCGTGTGTCGCGGTTCATCGTCGCAGGCCAGACCCAGTTCGGGCCGACCGACGCCCCCCGCGTCGTGCGTAACCTGCGCGACTACCTGAACACCTACGGCGCCCGCTCCGGCGGCGCGAGCATGTACGACGCCGCGGAGACGTTCTTCAACGCCGGCGGCGCCGAGCTCGTGGTGCAGCGTGCGTTCGGCCCGTCGGCCGTCAACGCCACCATCGGCCTGGACTCCTCGAAGATCGTGGTGACCTCGCGGTGGCCCGGCGCCTACTACAACGCGTGGACTGCGGCGTACACGAGCGCGACGAAGACGATCACCATCGTCAAGGGCAGCCGCACCGTCACCTACACCGGCACCGACGCTGCGTCCCTCCAGGCCGCCGCCAGTGTCGACCCTGACGTGACGGTGACCGTGTCCTCGCTGCCTGCTGGCAACGTGGCCGCGACGGCTCTCGCGTCCGGCGCCGACGACTTCGCGAACGTCAACTGGACGACGGTGCTCGGCAAGGTGACCCCGGCGGTCGGCCCCGGCGTGATTGCCGCCCCCGGCGTCGGCTCCACCGCCAACTCCGCACTCGCGACGCACGCCGCCGCGAACCGCCGCATCGCGCTGCTGACCCCTGGTCAGACTGACACGTCGGCGACGGTGATCTCGGCGCAGGGCGCGATCGGCGCCGGCAACAAGCAGTTCGCGACCTACGTCTACCCGTGGGTGACGGTGCCGGACGGTGCCGGTGGCCGCAAGACGATCGACGGCGTCTCGTTCGCCGCCGGTCTGCGTGCGGTGACGCAGCGCACCTACGGCGTCGGTGACTCGCCGATCCGCCGCAGCGCGCACATCCTCGCCAACGGTGCCGGGGCGCAGCCGCTGACCGAGGTCGACGACTCGACGCACACGTCGCTGCTCGCCGCCGGTGTGGCAACGATCCGCAGCCTGCCGTCGGCTGTCGGCCTGGACGTGTGGGCGACCGCCGAAGGTGTCGGCGCGAACACCGCGCTGTCCGAGGCGATCTACCGCGACATGGTCAACGCCGTCGCTGACGATGCCGCCCGCGTGCTCGACGGGTTCGTCGGCCGGCCTGCCACTGCGGCGGTGCTCGCGGACGCCGCGTCGGCCATCAAGGGCGTCGTCGAGTCGGCGTACGTGCCGTACCTCGTCGGCGGTGACGGCGTCGGTTACAAGGTCGCCGTGTCCAACGGTGTCGACCCGGCCGACAACCGGATCAGCGCGGTCGTGTCGCTGAAGTTCGCCGAGGAGATCGGCTTCGTGGATCTGACCATCAACGCGGCGTCGGCTGCGCAGAACATCTAAGGAGAGATGATGCCACTTCTCACCCAGCACAAGAACAAGGTGTCGGTGACGAACGCCGGCCCGCTGATGGGCGCCGTCGAATGGGACAAGTTCTCCGGCGGCGACCTGAACCACAGCATCACGAAACTGCGCCGCACCGCCGGCGCGAAGAAGGAGGTGCTGGCCGCCGACACCGAGGTGGACAACATCACCCTTGAGGCGTTCATCGACCCGGTGGCGCACGCCGACCTTCTCGTCGAACTGAAGAACGGATCACGCTACGACGGCGCCACCATCAAGGTGCAGGCGATCGACAACGCCGGCGTCCCGATCGGCAAGCCGCTGGAATACTTCGGCTGCTCGGTGGCGCGGTTCACCCCGCCGGAGGCCGACGCCAACGGCGAGGACGCCAGCAAACTCGTTGTCGAGTGGGCGGTTGGTTCCTGACATGTCGTCACTGCTGGAGCAGGCGCGTGCCCGCGCCGCTGCTCGCCGAGAGCGGCAGGTAACCATCACCCTTCCCGAGTTGGATCTCGACCTCGTGTGCGACGTCCCGACGGATTCGTTCGCCGTGGAGCGGTTGCAGAAGGCGGCGCAGAAGATCGACAAGGGCCGCGGCACCGCGACGCACTTCGCGCGTGCCCTGGTCGCGTCGCAGACCCGCGAGATCCGCATCGGCGGCGAGGTCGTCACGGTCGACGGCGAGCCGGTGGGGTTCAACGATCCCGAACTGTGGCCGGAGTTGGACGTCGCCGACGCCAAGGGCGCCGTGATGGCGCTCGTCGGCACCGACGCTGACGTGCTGACGATCGCCACCGAGTTGATGACCGAGGCCGGGTTCACCGGCCGGGACGACGACGAAGACCCTACCTGAGCCTGCACGACGACCCCGTGGTGCAGGCCGCGGTGACATACGGGCTGGTGTTCCAGTGCGACCCGATGGGGTTCCTGGACAGACCCGAGGAGGATCTGCCGGTGCTGCTGGCGGTTCTCGACCTCGCCGATAAGCGGCTACGACGATCACAGGAGGCAGCAGATGGCAACCGCCGGTGATCGCCTACAGATCGTTATTGGTGCCAAGGACGAACTGTCGGGCCAGTTGCGGGAGACCCGCAAGGAGATGACCCGGCTGGCGCGTTCGGCCAACGACATGCACCGCCGCATGGAGAACGGCGAGCAGGGTCTACAGGACGAGTACGAGCAGACGCGCCGGGATCTTCAGCGGCTCGGCGCCGAGTACGGCGATCTGCAAGACAGGCAGGCCGCGGCCAACCGCGAGATCAAGGAACTGACCCGCAACACCCGCAACGCCGGCCGTAGTTTCGACTACACCAACCGCAAGGCCGACGCGTTGAACCGCGCCACGGGCAAACTCAGCGGCGGTATGGGCAAGATGCTCGGCGTGCTCGGTGGTATCGCCACCGCTGCCGCGGGTGCGGCGGTCGCGTTCCGGTTCCTCGGCGATTCGATCAACGAGGCGCGAGCGGCGAACAAGGCGCTGGCGCAGACCGGGGCGGTGCTGCGGTCGATGGGCCGCACCGAGGCGCCGGAGAAGATCGAGGCGATGCTCGACTCGCTGTCGTTGGCGTCCGGCATCGACGACGACAACCTGCGCGAGATGACGAACGTGCTGCTGACGTTCGGTGAGATCCAGGGCAAGACGTTCACGAAGGCCAACGAGTTGGCGCTCGACCTGTCGGTGGCGTTCGGCAAGGACTTGCAGTCGTCGGCGGTGATGGTCGGCAAGGCGCTCAACGACCCGGTCAAGGGTCTGACGGCGCTGTCGCGGATCGGTGTGCAGTTCACCGCCGAGCAGCAGGAACAGATTAAGGCGATGATGGAGGTCGGCGACATCGCCGGCGCCCAGAAGATCATTATGAAGGAGTTGGAGCGCCAGGTCGGCGGGTCGGCGGCGGCGCAGGCCGACGCGGTCGACAAGACGATGGTGGCGTGGGGCAACTTCAAGGAAGCCATCGGGCAGACGATCATCGACACCGTCGCGCAGTTGGCGGGTCTCGGCGACTTCGACCCGGCGAAGGGTCTGCGCAAGGCCAAGAAGTGGATCGAACTGAACGGGCCGAAGATCCAAGAAGGCCTGATGGGTATCGCCGGTGCTGCTGTCCGCATGGGCCAGTTCATGCTCGTTGTCGGCGCGAACACCGCCGAGCAGCTCGGTGGTCTGCTGACGGTGATGGAGCCGATCTTCTGGGCGATGGCGCACTCTGGTATCCCCGGTCTGATGCAGATGGGTAAGGCGCTGTCCGGTTCGGGCGAGAAGTCGTTGCAGGCCGCGCAGGACATGGGCGTGCTCGCCGAGGACGCCGGCGCGCTGGCCGATAAGATGTTCACCGCCCGCGACCGGGTCGCCGCGTTGAACACCGAGCTGGACAAGGTCAAGAACAAGAAGATCCGCGTGGAGTTGTTCTCGACGATGACCGACGTGCAGTCGGCGGTCGAGCAGGCGATGCAGTACGCGCTCAACCTGGAGAACCGCTTCGCGGGTGGCCCGGTGAGCGCCGGCAACACCTACATGGTCGGTGAACTCGGCCCCGAGTTGTTCGTCCCGACGTATGGCACGCCGCAGATGGTGGGCCAGGGCGGGCCGGAGATCCGCGACTTCCACACGTCGGGCACGATCATCCCCGCCGACATGGTCGGCTCGTACATGGCGGCGCAGACCGCGTCGCTGGCGGCGGTGTCGGCGGCACCTGCCGCGGCACCTGCCGGCGTGCAGATCGGCGAGTTGCATGTGCACGACAAGTTCGACGCCCGCCGCGAGTTCGACGCGCTGCTGGCACGGCAGCGCCGTATCGCTGCGGAGCGTTCCTGATGGCTGAGGATGTGAACCTCGACAAGGCACGGCTGGTCTGCGTGCCGCTGAAGATCACCGTCGTGCTGGAGTGGTGGCCGACGGACGTGTCGCGGACGCTGTCGTCGCGCAACGTCTCCGAACTGGAACGCCCCGACAAGCGCGCGCTGATGGTGCCGACGTCGTTGACGTCCGATGACTACACGCTCGGCTACACGATGCGGACGACGAACCACCGCCGCGCCAACCACGACGGTATCGACGTGTCGCAGCATCTGCGTGACCTGGAGACGTTGTCGAAGTCGAAGTATCCGGTGCAGTTGATGCTCGGCCGCAACGCCGAGGGCATGTTCCGCCTGGAGTCGCCGTCGGTGACGATTCTGGAGTTCGCCGAGAACGGCAGGCCGAGCGTGATCGACGTGTCGTTGACGCTGCGCCGCGCCTCGGACGCCGAGGTCAACGTCGGACTGATCAAGCGCGTGAAGGGCCGCGGCAAGGGCTTCGCCAAGAAGAAGGGCTGACCTGTGGCGTCGAAGACGATCAAGGGCACGGCCAAGCGGATGTCGGTGCCGCGGGTGTCACTGGCGGCTGACGGTAGTCGGCCTCTGGTCGACATCAGCGAGAACGTCGGTGTGGCGTCGTGGGACTTCCGCGTCGGCGCGGTGTCGGAGTTCTCGTTCCCCGCCGTCGACCGTAACCGCGAACTGATGAACCGCGGCCTGCTGCGCGAGGGCGTGACGCTGTGGTGGGACGGTAACGTCTGGCAGATCGCCGTGGTTGAACGCGACTACAAGGGCGACGACATCTGGCTGAACTTCACCGCCCGCTCACGGTTGGCCCGTCGCCTACGCAACATGACCGGCAGCGGCAAGTCGGTGAAGAAGGAGACCCCGCAGTCGTTCATCGGCCGCGCGGTGAAGAAGGCAGGCGGCGCCGCACTGGTGGAGCCTGGCGCGGGTCGGGTGCAGATCGTGCAGAAGCGCGGCGAGTCCGTCCTCGACGTGATCGGCAACATCGCCAGCGACACCGGCGTGGAGTGGGTCGAGCACGGCAACAAGTTCTACGTCGGGACACCGTGGTGGGCGTTCAAGGAGGATCTCGGACTGCCGACATGGGCTGCCCGCGCGGACGGCACCGTCACCGACATCGGCAGCAACGTGCTGTCGGTGCTGACGTTGTCGACCCGCTCGTCACTGGATGACCGCAAGAACGCCGCGGAGGCGCAGTTGACGGTGGAGGCGGCGACGGGTGCGAAGGTGCGGCCGTGGCACAAGGTGAACCTGTCGCGTGCCGCCGACGCCGACGACGGTCTGTGGCTGGTGTCGGACGTGACGTTCGACGAGGTGTCCGGCTCGGCTGACCTGTCGTTGGTGCGGCCGTTGAAGTCGTCGCCGAAGAAGGGGTCGACGCCGTCGTCGACTGCGAGCAGCAGCGACACCGGCGGCCTGGAGCCGTTGAAGGATTCGTCCTACAGCGACGCGCCGCGGCCGTCGTCGTGGTCGGGTCGCAGCGTTGCGGGGATCGTGGCGCTGTTCAAGAACAACCCCGGCGGCCTCGGCGGGCACCCGATCTACAACGGCTGTCTGTGGTACGCGCAGGAGGCGGCAGGCTACCCGCACATCGGCGACAACCCGCACGTCCTGTGGACGATGCTGGCGACGTCGAAGCGGCACACGAACCGCAAGGTCGTCCCCGGCGCGGTGCTGCTGTACCGCACCAGTCGCATCGGTCACGCCACCGTCTACCTCGGCGGCGGTCAGGTGCTCGGCACCGACATGGACTCCAACGGCAACTACGCCCCCGGCAACTGGTCGATCGCCCCGGCCGATGCGTGCGAGCGGTCGTTCGGCACGCTGCTCGGCTGGTACTCACCCTGATCGGAGATCGCATGTTCCGCGGCAAGGTCGCCAACGTCACCAGCGCCGGCGTGTTCGTGCAGACCGCCGACTTCGGCACACTCGGGCCGTTGCAGTGGGCGGGGCCGCGTCCCGTGGTGGGATGGTCTGTGCTCGTCGCCGACGTCGGTGACGCATCGGCGCCCGACCTGATCGTGGTCGGGCAGATCGGCACGCAGTCGAACCTTGCCGTGTCGGTGCCGAACGCCACGAACGGCGACGTCGTCTGGCAGATGGACGGGTCGGCGCGGTGGACGTTTCGCAAGTCGGCGGACTCCGAGGCGGGCAGCAACTCCGGCAGCAACCTGGCGCTGGTGCGCCGTTCGGACGCCGGCTCGCAACTGTCGCTGCCGATCATCGTGTGGCGCAACACCGGCAAGGTCACCTTCGGCGACGTCGGCACGTCAGCCGGTATCGAACTGGGCAGCAGCGGCCCGACGATCACGACCGGCACGGGCGCCCCGAGCCACAGCGCACCGAACGGCAGCGTCTACCTACGCACCGACGGCGGCGCCGGTTCGACGCTGTACGTCCGCGAGACGGGTGCGTGGGTCGCGAAGTGATCCGCGCCGTCGCCTACCGGCGTCCTCGCCTACCTGCTGTCGATCGTGTTCACACCTGCCGCCTATCTGCTCGTCGACTTGTCGCGGCCGTTGCCGCTCACCCTCGGAGGTGTCTAGATGCGTGTGTTCTCCCATCCGCTGCGGGTCGACAACGACGGCGCGGTCGCCACGGTCGAGCAGGGCAGCGTGGTGCAGGCGCAGCAGTTGGCGATCGGCATCGTGTCGACGTTCCTCGGCGAGCGTGAACTGGCGCCGGACTTCGGGATCTTCGACCCGGTGGCGGTGGGGTTGTCGTCCGCGGAGGTGGTCGCGGCCGTGGACTTGTGTGAACCGGATCTGACGGTGACGGGTGTGGAGATCGCCGACACCGAGGATCTGCGGCAGGCCGTCACGGTGACCGTGGCGTGGGACGACGGAGAGGACGCCTGATGGCTTTCGATGTGAGCGCGGTCGGCGCACCGCTCGACGAACGCTACCCGTCGGAGATCGCTACGGCGTCGGTGGAGGCGTTGCAGGCGCTGCTGCCGAACTGGATCCCGCGCAACGCCTCGCCCGAGCTCGTGTACCTGGAGGCGGTGGCGCTCGCCGTCGCCGAGGTCACCAACGCCGCGAACGCCACGATCGCCGCCGTCGAAGAAGACATCCTCGCCAACTTCTACCAGGTGCCGCGCCGACCGGGCAGCGCCGCGACGGGCCAGATCACGGTCACGTTCGACTCATCCGTGACGACCACGATCCCCGCCGGCACCGGCTTCCTGCTGTCCGACTACGGCGTGGAGGTCGCCACCACCGCCGACGTGAACGTCACCGCATCGACCACGGCGGTGCTGGCGGTGTCGACCACCGAGGCTACGACTCTGGTCAACGGCGTCGGCGCCGGTGCCGGTGTGGACGTCCTCGACGTCATCCCCAACATCCTGTCCGTCGCGATCACGGGGGCGTTCTCCGGCGGCGCCGACCCCGAGGACGATGTCGCCTACACCGCGCGGGCGCGCAACCGGCTGGCGCGGGTCACGAACTCGCTCGTCGTCCCCGACCACTTCACCGCCTACGTCCTCGAGGACGGCCGCGCCGTCAACGCGTTGACGATCTCCGCGTGGGACGGAGTATCGACCGGCACCATCGGCACCGACGCCGGCGACGTCACCGTCGTCACCTACGGCCGCGGCGGCACCCTGAGCTCGGGCGACAAGACCGACCTCGCGGCGGCGATGCAGGCGATCACCTACGTCGGCGCCACCGTGCACGTCGTCGACGCCGCCGTCACCACCGTCAACGTGACCACGACGATCGCCCCGGCGCCGGGTTACAGCAACGCCGAGGCGCAGGCCGCCGCCGAAGACGCGATCCGCGGGTTCCTCAACCCCGAGACGTGGACGGTCGGCGACGACGTCCTGGTCGGCGCGTTGCAGGCCGCGATCACCGACACCCCGGCGGTCGACTACATCGTGTCCATGTCGGCGCCGTCGGGCACCACGACGATCGCCGCGAACGCCGTCGCCAAGTACGGCACGCTGACGGTGAGCGTCTGATGCCGGTCATCGTTCCTGAGCCGACAGCGACGCCGACAACGGTCGTGTCGCCGCTCGGCGACGTCATCTGGGGCTACCTGCCCGAGTACGTCAAAGAGGCCGACGACGGCACGCTGCGGGCGCTGGTGGATGCCCTGGGCGCCCCGGTGGCGCAGGCGACGGCGGTGGTGCAGGACGCGTCGCAGACCGCCGACGAGTACGTCACCCCGTTCGCCCGCGTCGGGTGGCTGGCGGCGATGGCAGGCATCGACCTGTCGACGGTTCCGGACTCCCGCAAGCGCGCCATCGTCGGCGACGCGTCGTGGCGGTTCCGCGGCAGCCTGGACGCGTTGAAGAAGCGTGTTGGGGAGACGCTGACGGGCGCGAAGTCCGTCGAGGTCGTCTGCCCGTATCTCGGCGACGAGAACCGCATCTCGGTCACCACCTACGCGTCGCAGACACCGGACCCGACGGCGACCACCGCGGCGATCGTCGCGGAGATCCCGGCGTGGATGCGGGCCACGATCGTCACCAACGCCGCAGGCCAGAGTTACGCGAACATGGCCGCCGACTACGCCGACTACTCAACGATGACCGCGACGTCGAAGACGTACGGCACTCTCTCGCAGGAGGTCTGATGGGTTACACGACATCGACGGTTCACGGCATCGAGGTGCCCGACAGCGCCGAGGCCAACAACGTGCCCGAGGACATCGGCAAGGTGGTCACCGCACTCGAAGCCGGGTCGATCGTCAAGCGGCTGACCGGCGCGCAGATCGCTGCGCTGACCGCGCCGCAGAAGCCCGCCGGCCTGGTCGTCTACAACACCACGACGAACGTGCTTCAGATCAGCGACGGCACGTCGTTCGCCGACATCGACTACGCCACCTACGCCGAGATGGAACGGCCATCGGGCACGCAGTCGATCCCCAATGGGCCGACAACGGTCACCTATAGCACCGAGGTCGACCCCGCCGGGATCGCCAACACCGGTACCGGGCAACTGTCGCTGACGGCGGGGGTGTGGGCGTTGTCGTTCTTCGTTACCGTCTCGGGCGCCGCGTGCTCGTTCTACCTGTACGCGGGCAGCCGCACCGTCGACTACAGGTACGACACGACCGCCGGACTGAACGCCACCGTCTACCTGTCCGGCGCGACCACCGTCCGCGCCGAGATCGTCAACCCGTCCACCACGATGACGGCATCGCTGGCACGGTTGACCGCTGTGCGTCTCGGCCCCGCCTAACCACCACCTTCGACATCTGAGGAGCACCTGTGGCCCGCAACATGTACGGCGCAACGTCGGCAGACTTCACCCTCACCAGTGGCGGCCGGGTCGTCCCCGGCGCGACGTTGACGATCTGGTCGGCGCGCACCGGCGGCACCCAGATCACCGACCTTCTCGACAAGGACTCCGTCGCCACCACGACGGTCACGTCTGACGCCGACGGCAGCATCGTCTACTACGGGCCGAACAACGACAAGACCGTGCACTGGGCCGACTCCGGCGTCGGCTCCCGCATCGCCATCCGGCCCGTCGACATCACCGGCGACCCGCCTGTGCTGTCCATCGGCACCGTCGGCACGGGTGCTGCTGCGGCGTCGCTGACCGGCACGTCCGAGGCGCCCGTCCTCAACCTGACGCTGCCGACCGCCGGCGCCAACGGCGTCAACACCGCCGCCATCCAGGACGGCGCGGTAACAGTTGCCAAGTTGGCCGGTGACGCACGGCGCAGCCCCACGTTGATCTCACGGAACAGCGACTTCTCCGGGTGGACCGCAGAGAGCGGATGCACCCTCAGCAGGACCGGCGCTGCGCTGACGGGCACCGCAACGAGCGGCGATATCTATCTGGCCGCGCCCCCCGTCTCTGTGACTGCTGGGCAGGTCTACGAAGCCACCGTCTACATCAAAGCGAACAAGAAGACTGACTCCGCCTTGGTCAGGGTGTACTGGCTGGACTCCAACGGCTCGCAGATCTCCACTCCATCCACCCCTACCCAGGCTCCCGACGCCACGGGGTACAAGAAGTTCAGCCTGGCCGAAACAGCACCAGCGAATGCCGTCAGCGCCGTCCTGCGTATCATCTGCTACGCGCCCCCCGCAGGGGCCGCGTACACCGTCGCCTTGGACGTGCCCGAGGGCATAGAGCCGCTGATCAGCGCCACCCGACCCGCTGGCACCAACCTCCTCAACCCCGATCAGATCGTCGTCGGCAAAGAGGTCTACGGAGACGGCACGTTTCCCGATCAGGCTGCCTCTGCGATCAGTGGATATGTTCCCATCCCGCCCGGTGCCCGGCACATCAGCATCTCGGGACTGACCTCGTACTCCGCAGGGATGGACCGATACGTCCGTTTCTACAGTGCGCCAGGTGTGGTAGTTGGAGGCAGTCAAGCGAGCATCCCGACTGCGTCCAGTTCAGCGATCTACTCAGTCCCGGCCGGGGCGTGGGCTGTCGCCTTCAGCATCTACCAGCGCAAGACCTCGGGCGAGACCATCGACCTGACCAGCGTGCAGGTCGAGGTGGGCGCGGACCCCTCCTCCTTCGTCGCGTTTTCTCCCGCCCTCAGCCAGGTAGCAGGGCGCCCGGTTGCCGCTCATCGCCCTGTCACGACAGGCATGTCCATGCTGTGCTTCGGGGACTCCATCACCGAGACGGCAACGGTTTCGGATGACGGGTCGAGTTACACCGAAGGAACACGGGACAACTGGCCTGCGCGTACTGCCGCGAGGTTGGGTCTGCGGCTGTGGAACTACGCGAAGTCCGGCGGTAACATCTGCGACTCGGCATCCCCCGAGTCGGTGCGGCAGTTGGCGTCCGTGCAGATCAGCACTGCGATTGCCAATAGCCGCCCGGCAGACATCATCGTCTATGCGTTCGGCACGAACACGATCCCGGCCCTGGGCGACTACGCCACCGCGATGGGAAAGGCGACCCTCAACGACCTGGACCGGACAAAGGCGTATGAGGCGCTGCGGTGGGCTTTCTGGACACTGCGGGTGGCTTACCCCAATGCCGCGTGTTTTGCCGGTCTGCCGATCCAACGCGCCGACCGGGACGTGGTAGACGATCCCGTGCGGGAGGCCATCATCAAGATGGCGGGCCGCTACGGGTTCACGCTTGTCGACGGCGCCCAGGACAGCGGCATCGTGCGGGAACTGGAGACGTGGGGGTCAGCGGGTGCCGACCTGTACGACGGGCTGCACACCGGCGTGGGCGGCATCACCAAACTGGCGCACTTGTACTCGGCGCGCATCCTCGCCGCCTTCGAGGGCTGACGTGACCACCCCCCGCGACGGGCGCACCCTGCCGTGGCGGATCTTCCGCCGCACCGTCAAGCCGTACGCCCTCGCGGTGTCCCTGTCCACGTTCATCGTCTCCTACGCCATCATCACCGGGCATGCCATCGGTCAACTGTTGGACGAGTTCCCCGGCCAGCTCGTCGGGGTGGCAGGCTTCGCCGCGGTGATGCTGCTGTGGGTCGGCTGGTGGTGCCAGCGCGACGACTGGATGGCGCACGGCCTGTTTATCACCGTCGGGGTGTGGGCAGGGGTGTGGGCCGTGGTCATCTACGACACGACATGGACCAGCGTTAGCGGCTGGCTGGCGTTCGCATGGTCGGTTGCCAGCGGCGGCGCGTGGCTGCTGGAGGTGTTCGACAGGGAGCAGCGATGAGCGGGGCATGGATAGCGTTCTGGGCCGCCGTCCTGGCCCCGGCCAGCCTCTACCTGGCCAAGCGGCTCATCGACTACGTGCTCCCCCCGGACCAGCACTGGCCCTTTCTCGACCGTTTCAGCCGTCCCAACAAGTCCAAGGAGGACACCGATGAGAACTAAAGCCTTCTGGATCGACGCCGGCGAGCGCGCGGTCCGCACCTTCGCCCAGGCCCTCGTCGCCATGCTGGTGGTCGGGTTCGTGTTCACCGACGCCGCCGCCTGGGGCGAAGCCCTGGTGGCCTCTGCGGTGGCCGCGCTCATCTCGCTGCTCACATCGGTCGCTGCGTCCGGCGTCGGCGACCCTGCGAGTCCGAGCCTGCTGCCGGCCGCGGACGTCGAGCCCGTCGACCCCGACGACTACTGAGAGGTCACGGGAATGCTCGACCGTACACGCGCGGCCATCGCGCACCGCCGACAACTCGACCCCTACAAGAAGGTGTCGTTCCGGGGCGTGACCCTCGACCGGCGTACCCGCGCCGCGTTCCTGCTGATGGAGCACCGCTACCGCGCCGTCGCACCGAAGAAGCGCGGCAAACTCCGCATCGGCCAGGGGTCGTATTCCAACGGCAGCATGTCCGGTTCGACCCACTCGCAGGGCGGCGCCATCGATGTGATGTTCGCCGGACTCAACCCGAAGCAGCAGCGCGCTGTCGTCAAGTTCGGACGACTCGTCGGGTTCGCCATGTGGAGCCGCAAAGACCCGAAGGTGTGGGGCTACAACAACGAACACGCCCACGGCATCCTGCGCGGCCACCGCACCGCCAGCCCCGCCGCCAAGCAGCAGGTCGCCGCCTACGATGCGGGCAGGGATGGGCTGGTGTCGAACCTGCCGGACCGCGAATGGCGACCGAAGAAGAAGCGCCGCTTCTCCTACATCCAAGGCAGGCCGATCCTCGGCAAGTAGACGTCGGCGGGGAGTCCCGATCCGCACCCCCGACCGCACCAAAGATGAAGCCCCCGTCGTTCCCACAAGGGACGGCGGGGGCTTTGTTGCGTTGTCAGGCCATCCACTTGCGGATGGTGAGCCGGTCGACGCCGACGATGCGGGCCGCCTCGGACTGCGACATGCCTGCCTTGATGGCGCCGACGACGCTGACACGCAGCCTGTCGCGGGCGTTGTCAAGCGCCGACTGCGCTTCGCGGTACTGGGCTGTCGTCTGCTCAAGGTCAACCTTGGCAATGTCGGGGGTCATCAGAACTCCCTGGGGGAGATCGAGGAACGGCGCACGTTCTCAAGGATCGCGCCGTTGGCGAGCATGATCCAGGAGAGGTAGAAGTCGCCAGTCTCGGACAGGTCGGCGAGCAGGCACTCGCTGTGGTCAACGATGGCTGATCCGTGGAGCGCGGCCAGCGAGCCGACGTAGGTGAGGGAGGAGGTGATGGTCTGGGTCGTTGTGCTCATGTATCCATAATGACCCCCGGTGCTGAGATTGTCAACATCAGTAGGGGCAGAATGTGGAAGATAGTACGAATGGACTACGCCGCCACCACGGGCACCGCCCACGCACCCCGCGCTGCTGCCGCCAGATCGTCACCGCCGACCGCCAGTGCGAGCGCGGCGAACGCCAACGCGCCGCTCACGACGCGATCCATTTGCGGATGGTGAGCCGGTCGACGCCGACGATGCGGGCGGCCTCCGACTGGGACATGCCCTCGGCGACCGCGTCGCGGACGGCCTGGGCGAGTTGCTCGCGGCGGGTGTCGAGGTTCTCCTGCGCGACGCGGTAGTTGCCGGCAGCGACGGCGAGGGTTTCGGTGGGGGTCACGGGGTCACCAGCGCAATCGCCGAGCCGTTGAAGGCGGTGCCGGATGCGAAGAAGATGCGGTACTCGTCGACGCACATCGGGTCGTCACCGTTCTCGAGGTCGTTCATGCGGCACATGTGGTCGGTGGCGATGGCCTCGACGACCTCGCCGGCGTCGGCGACGGTGATGAACTCGATGCCCATTGTGTCGGTGTCGACCGCGATGATCGCGTAGGTGCCGGACTTCAGGAAGTCGGCGGCGGGGTTCACGCTGAGCTGCTGCATGGTGGTGGTGGCGATGGTTGCTGTCGTTGTGCTCATGTATCCAGAATGGCCCCCGGTGCTGAGAATGTCAACACCAGAAGGGGAAGATTCTGGAAGATAGTACGAATGGACTACGCCGCCGCCCACGCCCCGGCCGCCGCACGCGTCAGGTCGTCGTCGGCGACCGCGACGTACACCTGCGTCGTCGCCACCGACGCATGACCGAGCAGCGACTTCACGGCGTCTTTATACAAGATGCGCCGATGTGCTTGCATCAGGTTACGCAAAGGCGTAACGTTCCCGCCATGAGTCAAGGGGAAACGTTACTCACCACCCGCCAGGTCGCCGACCACTTCGGCGTCACACCGCAGACCGTCGCCAAGTGGGTCGCCGTCGGCCGCCTCACCCCGGCGCTGCGTGCGCCCGGCGTCCGCGGCTCGATGTTCTTCTCGCCAGACATGTTGACCCCCGCCGCCGCTTCCCCCGGCGTCGGCGGGCCTGCGCTCCCTGGCGGTTGAGCGCACCGGCGGCGTCGGCAGACGGCCATCCCTTCCCTCCCTGCCGGCGCCGCCACCAGACCAGACCATCCACACCGACGGGAGAGAGCAGACGACGATGGGCGAGACGATCTGGCCGGCCGAGTACCGGCGCAAAGTGACCGGCTGCAAGGCGATGCGGGTCAGCAGCGAGAACCTGGCCCAGGTCGCGGCCTTCTGCGGCGGGCACACCTGGGCATCCAGTGTGGTGGTCCCGATCTGGACCGACGGCAAGCGCGGCGAGGACACCGCCCCGATCGGCTCCTGGGTGGTGCAGGTCGGGCTTGCGTTCCAGGTGTGGCCCCACGAACACTTCACCGCGCAGTGGCAGGCGGTGACCCTGTGATCGCCATGCCGCATCTGCTCTTCTTAACCGTTCTGTTCGTCGCCGGGCTGGTCGCCTGGGCCGTCGACCTCGGCGGGCACGACACCCCCACCGCGGTGGCCGGCACGATCGTGGCCGGCCTGGGCGCCGGGGTCTTCCTGGGGGTGTGGCTGTGAGGCCGCCCTACGGTCACCGGCTGACCGACCAGACCGACGGGCCCTTCCGGCTGTGCGAGTGCGGGATCGGGATCGCCGTCGACCCCCGCGACGAGCTGAAGGTGTACCGGCGCCACCGCCTGCACCTCGAGGCCGTCGAGCACGTGTCCCGCGACCGGCACCCCGCCTTCGGGGGCCGGGATGTCTGACTTCGCCGACGCCTTCGAGAAGGGCTTCCTGACCGTCGGGACCATCGCGGTGATCACCGGACTGATCGTGTGGGCCGCCGATGTCTGGACCAAGTGGAGGAACCGATGAATGTAGTGCTGACCCTGCTGGCGATATGCGGGCTGATCGTGCTCGCACCGATGGCCCTGGCCACACTTCTGCTGGTCGTGGCCTCGGCGATCGGGGTGGCGCGGACTTGGCGCGACGGCCGCCGGCTACGCACGGACTTCGAGCGGATCATCGGGGAGCAGGTGAAGCGCTGATGGCGAATCCGTCCCGCGACAAGGGCACGCGAATGGAAACCACCGCCAAGCGGTATCTGCAGGCGTCCGGCTGGCCGCAGGCCGACCGGCAACCGCTGCGCGGCGACCGCGACCAGGGCGACCTGGTGGTCTGCCGAACGCCTCTTGTGGTGGCTGAAGTGAAGTACCGGGACCGCACGTTCTCCGACGCGCAGGTGGGCCGCTGGCTGGAGGAGATCGAGCGCGAGGCGGTCCATGCCGGGGCGGACCTGTCGGTGCTGATCGTGGCCCGTAAGGGTGTGCGCGTCGAGTACTGGGATGCGGTGATGGCCGCCAACGACTGGATGCTGCTGCTGTCCGGGGACGAGGTGCTGCCCACCGACGCACCCTGGGCGCTGCGCGCGTCGCTGGCCGACTGGTCACGCATGGCCCTGGCATGGGTGGAGGGGCTATGACCTGCGCCGCACCCG